GAACCTACGTCAACAGCGACATCTTCTGGCCCTTCTTCATGAAGCGGTACACGGGCAAGGACGTGGACCCGGAGGTCATCCTGCCCGACGTCGAGCACATCTGCGCCCACTGGAACGTCGAGGTGATCGGCGCCGATTGGGGCCACGGATGGGGTATGAACAGCCGCCTGTTCCGCAGCCGCGGCAAGGAGGGCGTCATGCAGTTTGCCTACTCGGCGATGCTCAGCGAGCGCAAGCGCTGGGACTCCAGCGCCTACAAGTTCATCGTCAACCGCAACGCTGCGCTATCGCAGTTCTTTTCCGACATCAAACAGGGTAACCTGCTGTTCCCTGCGTGGGAGGAGTTCGAACCCTTCGCCAAGGACATCCTGGCCGAGTACGTCGAGTACAACGACCGCACCCGGACCATGATGTATGACCACCCAATCGACCAGCCAGACGATGCCCTCCACAGCATCGTTTATGCGAAACTGGCCGCGGACATCTCGCTGGGCAAATTCTAGATGGGCCTTGGCATTCGAACCATGGAGCAGCGGATCACCGCTGGCAGCGACTTTGACGGGACGCTGCCCACCAGCCCATTGGTTCGCAAGGACAGCATCGAGGCCTACCCGCCTGATACCTCGGGCGGCCTGTTTGACCTGGGCCTCAAGGAGCCGGTCTACGTTCGCTCTGTCGAGCTGAAGCTGGGCGGGCAGAGCTCATGGACCATCCACAAGCGTGACCTGCAAGGTGACGAGATCCTCGTCATCTGCGGGACCAACGAAACAGACTTCATTTCCACCCAATCGGAATCCTTCATCCTGACTGCAAAGCAGGCGCTGGTCGTCCGGACCTATGGGGCCACATCGGCGCTGATTTGCAGGGTATCGGTACAGGCACCGGTCTAGGCCATGGCGTTTCGCAATGGCAAATCCTCGTGCCTGTGCCAGCCTACCGGTGGAGGTGGAGGCGGAGGCGGGGGCATTGGCTCGGGCAGCCTGCGATTCGACATCACGCCGTCGGGCGTCGTAGACGGGTCCAACCTCGTCTTCACGACCCCCGAGGCGTTCGTCCAGTCGTCCCCGTTCGTCATCCGGGTCTACCGCAATGGCCAGCGGCAGGCGCTTATCGATGACTACACCGTGTCGGAGAGCGGTGGACCGGGGACCGGCTACAACACGATCACGTTCGTCTCTGCCGCCAAGGTCAAGCCGGGTACGGTCATCCGGGTCGACTACATGGTCGACATCGTGGTCGGGATGCGCCTGGACATCACGCCCGCGGGCATGGTCGACGGGGTCAACCTTGTCTTTACGACCCCCGAAAAATTCGTGCAGGTCGTGCCACTTACGATCCGCGTATATCGAAACGGTCAGCGGCAGGCGCTCGTCGAAGATTACACGGTCTCGGAAAGTGGCGGGATTGGAACTGGATACGATACAATCACGTTTACGTCTGGCGCGAAGGTCAAGCCTGGTACCGCCATCCGTGTTGACTATATTGCCGCTTAGGAGTTCCCCATGGCCATTACCCTGATCGACCAGGAAACCCAAATTCGTAACACGTTCCCCACGGCGGACTACGACGACACGCTCGCTCCGTCGCTGGCGAACTTTGAAACCAGCCCAACCAACCTCAAGGATGACCTCAACACCATCCGGTCGCAGCTTCACAACCTGCTGAAGAACCAAGCGGGAAACTGGTATGACGACCTGAACACCCCTGCGGCGCTCGACACGGGCGCGCAGCGCGGCGTCAACGACCTGAACACGGACCTGCACGCACTGGAGCGCAAGCGGGTGCTGGTGTCGGCAGACAAGTACCTGGTCGACATCACGGTCGGGGCGGGGAACAACTTCAAGGTGCTGGCGCTGGGCGAGCTGCCGCCCAACACGACGGCGGCGGTCGGGGCCGTTACGACCCGCGGCACGGTGTCGGCGTTCCATGCCGGCACGTTTGGAACGCACTCGCTGGACGAGGTTTCTGGTTCGTCCGCCATTGCGCCCAAGAACCTTTGCAACGTCGTGGACGGCAACACCCACGACCCGATCCTGTCGGACAACCGGGTGATCTACGCCCTGTTCCAGGTCGAGTCGAATACCGACGGCCAGACCCTGACCGGCACGACCCCCAACCGCGCGCAGCTGTCGTTTGTCCGCATCAACTCGACCGGCGACGACCTCGAGGCCGTGCCGTTTGCCGACATCGAGAACAAGGTCATCCACTACTCGGTGCCTGAGCGCAAGGCGCTCGAGGACCTGTCCGAGCAGGACTTCCTCCGCGGCGCCGTGACCGACGTTCCCGCGTCGGCAACCGTGACGCGCCAAGTCGCCTACAACAACCAGGGTACTACCCCGGTCGACCTGACGACCAACGCGACCCTGGACCTCGAGGGGCCCGGGCTCGTGTGGGCGATCCGTGATGACCTCGAGGCCAACCTGTTCCGTATCGTCGAGGGGTCGGCGGGTGGCACCAGCACCGTCGAGGTGAGCGCCGGTACCGACGTCTTCGACGTTGACGCCGTCGCCAACAACTTCCTGAACGGGTCGTCGTTTGACACCGGCGCGGCCGGCACGACCATCAACGTCGGCGTGACCGCCAACCAGATCGACGCGGGCGGCCTCCTCAAGGTGGCGTCCGGCGGCGGTGCAGACCTGAGCCTTGCAGGCGCTCTCGAGCTGAACCTGACCGACAGCTACCGGTCGGCCTCGACCTGGTCGCTGGCCGATGGTGTCGCGTTGGCCAACAGCTCGTCCGAGTGGTCGGCTTTCGAGACGGCGTTTGGCGAGGTCTCGCTGCTCAACGCCATCGTCCAGGCCAAGAACACGGCGGGCCGACGCAAGGTCTACGCCGTGGTGACCTCGGCGCTGGGCATCGTGGCAGACACCAACGTCTCGGGCCCTGCGGGCGACAACAACGTCGACACCGACTTCGGCGACCTGTCGCAGGGCACGTTTATCAGCGACTACGACATCTACCTCAACGGCGTCCTGCAGTACAACGGCGCCAACGCGGCGGCCAACAAGGACGTCTACCCCGGCACCTCGCTGGCCGCGGGGCAGATCAAGTTCGAGAAGCGGCTCAAGCTGGGCGACGTCATCATCGTCGTCGACTGGGCGAACTGAACCACACCTGACAACGCAGGGGGAGGCCACCTCCCCCTGCTCTCTGGACCACCATGGACGATACCAAGCTAGCCGTCATTGCCGGAACGCTCGCCAAGCAGGTCGAGCGCAACCGCGATCTTGCGTCCGTTGCCCGGCGCGAGATGCACGAACACAACGGGGCCGGACAGGTTCTCACCCTGCTGGGCAAGCAGATGCCCAGCTTTGCAGTGGAAATCGAGCGCCGCATCGAATCGGACGAGGATCTGGGCTCCGAGGCGGCCCGGCACGTCCGGACGTATGTCAAGAACGTCATCGCCCGGTTTCAAGTCATGTGCGAGCAGCAGGCCATCCACCAGCGCAACCAGATGCTGGTTTGCGAGGGCCGGGTACAGGCTGCCGATCAAGCGATCGCGCTCATGGAGAAGGACATTGCGCTCGAGCGCGCGATCGTGGCGCGCAGGCAGGAGATCGAGCAGGAGCGAGCAAGTGCCGAAGAGCCGCCGGTCGCCGAAGAGTCGGCCGCCGAGGAGAAGAAGTCCCGTCGCCGGAAGAAGTGAGGTTTAGATGGGGATTACGCCGGATAGACAACCAGGAGCGCGGCTCGAAGAAGAGCTGCAGCTAACCGACGAAGGGCTTGACCCTTCCGTTATCGGCGGCCTGGTCAACAACGGCGGCACCCTCAAGGGTCGCGACAGCCTTGGAGTCTTCAACCTGCGATCTGGCAGCGGGCTGAGTGCGGCAGACCATAGGACGCTGCGTCAGCTCATCCACTTCATCGACGAGGGGCCGGCCGAGGGATTTGCCTCTGGGGCGTACCGGGAGTTGACCGGGACCGTGTTCCCCACGGCGATTACCTGGTATGACGATAATACCAAGGTCAAGAAGCTGGTCGAGAAGCTCGTGACCTACGCGGGCGCGTTTCCCACGCAGATCCAGTGGAAGATCTATGATACTGATGGCACGACGGTGCTGGCCACGGTGACCGATGCGATCTCGTACTCGGGGCCGTTCGAGACCTCCCGCACCAGGACGATTGCATGAGCAAGGACTCGCCAGCCAGCCTGATCATCGACGTCAACGGAAACCTCGTCGGGGTCCTGTATGACGGATCGGTCTACCGTCTCCAAGTCGAGGCGCTCGTCGGCAAGGACGGAGAGTCGGCCAACATCGAGACGATGGGTAACCGTGGGGCGCTGGCTGTCAGCTACCCCGAGATGATCAAGCTGTTGGAGCGGATCAGCGCCCAACTTGACACCCTGAATCGCCACATGGCGACCGTAACCGAGGAGAGTGATCCGCTATGAGTTACGCCAACATCATCCAAGACGGCACGGGCAAGGGCTACATGGCCCAGGTGGATGACACCAACAGGCTGTCCATCCGTGGTGTCACCGAGTCCACCTACGACGAGCAAGGCAAGGTTGGCGAGGGGTTCAATGTCAACACGTTTTTCGTGCCGTTCGCCAGCACGGGGACGACGGAGACGCCGCTGCTCTACCTGACGAACAACGAGTCGCGAGACATCGAGCTTGTCAACTTCTTCGCAGCCGTTGGCCTGTCGGGTGGCACGTTTTCCGAAAACCCGCTGTTCAAGGCATACGGCAATCCTGTCGGGGCTGTGGCTGGCGGCGTCAACGTGACCCTGACCAATCGCCGCATTGGTAGCGCACGGACGTTCCTGCTCACCGCGAAGCGGCAGGATTCGGGGACGCCGCTGACGTGGACCCCAACCGGAACGCCCATCCTCTACCAGACGTTGACGCAGTCCAACCGGTCGTTTGGGGCGGTCAACCTGCATCTCCCTCCTGCCAGCAGCATCCTCGTCACCTTCACCAGCAACCTTGCCGCCGCCACGGTGAACGCCTACACGGGCTTTGCCGGGTTCGTGGACGCATAGGAGATCGTCATGGCACGAATCGAAGACGGAACCGGGTTTGGCTATGTGGCCGGGGTCTCCTCGTCCAACCGATTGCTCGTCAACGCCGAAAGCGTACCCTCGCTGGCTGTTGCCAGCGCCGTTCGGGCCGATGCGTTCGTGATCAACACCGCCGTGGCATCGGCCACGGGCTTGATCACCGGACTCGTTGCGGGCACCGAGAGCGGAGTCCTCTACATCGTCAACAACAGCCCCGCGTTCTTGTCCGTCGGTGGGTTTTCTACCGGGAACACCAACGCCGGGGTCTGGAAGGTCTACAAGGACGTAACGGGTGGAACCCTGACGACTGCCGGCACGGCGGTGACGCCGCAGCAGCTCAACGTGGCATCCAGCAAGGGCTTCATCGGATCTGCCCTGAGAGCCAACGCCAGCGGGCAGACGGTCACGGGTGGTACGGTGGTCGCACTTGGCTATGTCACGACCGGCTTCCAAGAGCTTCAGCTTGCCGGTGCGCTTCTGCTTGGTCCGACCGACACGCTCGCCCTGACGTTCACGCCCATCGGAGCCAACGCCGACGTATCGGCAAACGTTATCTGTGCCTATCTTGGGTAACCCGTGAGCATCAAGACCCGCATCCACGACGGACTGGGGACAGATCGTACCGCGAGCGTGACCCCTGCCAACGCTCTGCTCGTACAGGTCTTGCCTGAGACAAGCAGAGGCGTGCCTGCGTCTGAGTTGTCCAGCCTGCGGTTGCTGCAAGAGTTCTTCGTGGATGGCACGGGCAGCAGCAACCAAGTGGTCAACGGGTCGGTAACGCCGGTCGAGTTCTCGATTCGGGCAGCGTCGCTGGTCACCAAGTGGATCACCGGCTTCCGGCTCAACATCGAGGGCAACAACTTTGAGATGGCGACCTCCAACTTCCGTGGCTATGGAGCGTTTGTCGCTGGGCTGACCAACGGCATCCAGATCCAAGCCGAGCAGAGCGGTGTTGCGACGAACATCGCAGCGGAGCCGATCCTCATCGCGGGTGACTACCTCAACTACGCTGTCGACTTCGTGAACATCGTCAACGCCATCACGGCGCAGGCCGATTTCCTACAGTTCACGTTCGCCTTTGATCAGCCCATCGTGTTGACCGAAGGGTCTACCGACAGGCTGGTGATCCGTATCCGAGACAACCTGACCGCCGCAATCGTGGCCGCGGGTGCGCCTCCTCGCCAGTACGCGATTGCTCGCGGCTATCAGGAGTTCGTCTAATGCCGGTCATCGCTGGAGGCCCTCGCAAAGAGGACGGAACGCTTGGTGCCGTCAACTACAGCGCGAACTGGGCAGACTTTCGGAAATGGATCGATGGCTCCTGCGGGCGCATGGTCTACACCTGGACAGAGGACGGCAGCGGCTACACCCTGCTGACGATTGACCAAGACAACCCGCGCAAAGTCCAGATTTCCAAGACGGACCCTGCAAGTGCTGACCAGCTTGATTTCGAGGCAAACTGGAAAAAACTTTCGTACTCCCCAAGCCTACAGCTGAATGCAGACGGAAACGTGACTTGCGTTGCCCCCGTGGGGCAGGGCGCATTGCAGGGCGTGGAGTTTGGTCAAATCGTAACAGCAGCCACGACCCGCGTACAGGTTCTGGGAACGACATACACCGAGCAATCTACCAATGGTCGGCGTTCCATTTCGTCTTCCAGCGGATCTGATACTGCGGCAGGCACGGGCGCACGCACGGTCAAGATCACCTATTACGACCAAAACATGAACGGGCCGTATGTTGAGACAGTTGCGCTCAGCGGAACAGGTGCGGTCGTCACGCAGGCAACAAACATCTGTTTTATCGAATCCCTTGTCGTCGTAACAGCGGGAAGTGGCCGCACCAACGCAGGCGTCATCTCGCTGTACGTTAATACGGCGGGCAACGGAACGGTCATCGCATCCATTGCGGCAAGCGCGAGCATTACGCTATTTGCACACCATTACATTTCAGCCGGAAGAGCAGCCTACATCACCCAGATGTCGGCTTCTGTATCGGCAAACGCAGCGGTCATCAACCTTGTGCGCAGAAACTTCAATGGAGTCGATGTCCAGGTCGGGGACACGATTCGACCAGTTAGCACCAACGCCAGCGTCATTCGGACGTACTCGCAGCCCCTCTGCGTGACCGGGCCTGCTCGTATCGTCATGTTTGCAACGCCATCTGCCGCAACGTCCACAACGACGTACGCCAGCTTCGATTACTACGAGGTCTAAGATGGCCCAGCTTGCACCACAATTCACGCAGCGTCCTGCGGGATGGACCGACTGGAAGGTGCGCAACGCCACCAAGGGCGGGCAGCACCAGTGCGAGGACGACGGAGACATCTATACGGTCTGGTTCTATGACGGACCCGAGGTCCACCTCTGCACGCTGTGGAAGGGCGTGGTCCCCGATGGCGTAGTGGCCGGTGGATACAGCCAGGCGCAAAACGATGCCGACCGTGCAGATTTTGAGGCGAACTATCTGCCTACGGCTAACGCGCTGGTGGCTCCACGCGCAGGAGGCGGCGCGCCCGTCGTGGCGGCGTCGGCGGTTGCCTACGCGGAGCAGGCGACACGGTTCGTCGGCAAGCTCTACACGTTTGTGCCGGGGGAGTCGTCGAGCGACCTGTTGGTGGACAAGCCGATCCGTCTACAGGGCGGGACGTACTGGGTGCGAGGAGCGACGGCAGGAGACCATGTGACGCTGGCCGTCGTGGACGTAGACGGCATCGCAGCACCGGCTGGAACGGTGCTGGTGCAATACGTCAAGGAGATGCCGGTGGCCCCGTGGGACAACCAGCAGGAGATTGTCGCGGCGACGGCGGGGCTGGTCCCGGCAGGGATGTACCTGCGTGTCCGCTACCTCAACACCGGTGCCGCGCCGGTGTCGTTTGGCGTCACCTACCGGTGGCTGGAGTAGTCCGGTATTCAGCGACGGTCTTGGTAAGCGGGGAATTTGCAAAGTCTGCTGGCATTACGTGCTTCAATTTTTTGTCTGGAGCAATGTCCAACTTTGAGTAGGCATTTGCTACAAGCTCGGAGCAGAAGAAGCTTTTTGCTTCAGATTGGCGAACCCTGTCCGCTTCGCTGGGTGCACCCTTGAATGGAAGCGCCAAGCGGAACATTCCCCTCATGTTAAAATCTTTTCCAACCTGATCTTTTGCAAACTCGACGGCTTCATTCTTGACGGATGCGGGGGCGTCGACACGCAGGACCTTGAAGTTATACCGATCGGTATATTTCCTAAGAGGCACCTTGTAGACCATGGGCTTGAAGTCGCCGTCCTTGTCCTGCCAAGCGCCTGCATCAACAACGTTGCCGTTCCCAACGTAAATCCCAACGTGGGTATTCGGGCTTCCTTGGAATCGCTTTTCAATCGCGTAGAAAAGTCGATGATGCCACTTGTCTATTGTTTTGGGCTCCGTATAGAGAATGTCGCCGGGCCTTAGCTTTTCTTGGATGTGAATTTTTTTGTCAAAGACAGGGTGTTCAGCGAGCTTTACAAGCTCATCGACAAAACCCCTAAGAAGATGAGATTCAATCATTTTTCGCCTTGAATCTTTTTCTTAAGCGCCTCAAGGGCGGTACCGCCCAAGGCGCCCATGATAGCATCTGTAGCAATGTCAGGAGTGGTCACCAAGGGCTCCACTCCTTGCGGATAAGCGCGAACTCGACCGACCAGCGGGCCGGACCGGAGCTGTTGCTCCAGCGCTTGTCGCGCCGGACCGTCTACCTGGCTCATGGCACTGCGAATGGCGCGGTTCTTCATGAATCGCCCAAGCCCGCGGCTTGCAATTGAGGCAACAGGAGCCAAGGCGGCGCCCGCGATGGCCGACCGGATATAGTCCTTTTTGTCTTGCTCGATGTTCTGTTGCTTGATGATCTCGATCATGGGGTCTGCTGCCGAATAGGGAATCAGCTTGCCCACCCCGGCAATCTTGACCAACTCGTCGGCAAATCCATGCAGCATCTGGTTCATGTCGCCCGGAAGTTTACCTGATAGCTAACAAAAAGGGGCAAAGCCCCGGCGCACATGCGCCTGCCGCCCTAGCCCCGGCT